TTTGCATGCGATCTGGATCAACGGGGCCTGGCGTGCTGTTCTTTGGGCTGTTGTCTGTGCCGATACTGGAGAGGAGTAAATATAAAAACCGAAAGATGCGATATTCTGCAAGAATTTTTGTTGATTCCCGAAGGTGTCCGCGCTGGTCCAGGTGCCGGGTGCTAGGTACCTGTTGCTCACCGCTTGCTGCAATACCAAGCGATATGCGGCTTTTAAAATGTTCATGCCGCCTTCTGTCTGGGTGACCTTGGTGCCGGCCGTTGCCAGGGCGTTAAATCCTGCCACTTGCAGTTGTGTCACTAACCATACCAAGTTTGCCACTTCGTCGGCATACTTGTTGACGCCGCCAGATTCAACGACGCCAGGATAGCTGCCGCCATAATTGCCGTATGCATCCACACCCGAGGCTGCCAATGCGGCCAGGAGGGTTGTGGTGAGTGTGGTGTCTGGCACCACGTTAGTCAATTGCTGGAAGTTCATGTTAATGGATGTGGCGCTTCCTGAGTAATTGGTGGCCAGGAGCTTGCCGGCATAGGCGGCTGCAAAAAGACGCGCTTGCTGGGCTGTGCCTCCATAGTATAAGCAGCGGGTGAAGTAATCGATGGCTGTGGCGATCGTGTTAAATGCGCCATAAATATCGGATATGCTGTTTGATGGCAGGAATAAGATCTGGTTTCCCAAGGCTTGCACTGATGCTGCCAAGGCTGCCCAGGTGCTGTTTGAGCCGTAGGATGTGGATAGGATCCCACCATAATAAAGGTATGTGTTGCCGCGGGCGATCGCCTGGATGAGCGTCTCTGTGGCTGTTCCGGTGATGTTGATGGTGCACGCTGTCCCAAAGCCACCCGTGGTTGCGTTGCCTGCTGATACGGTGTAGCCAAAGCCGGGGACGGTTAGGTTGACTGTCAAAACGTTGCCGTATCCACCGACTGTGGCCACGGTCACGGATCCTGCTGTGCCGTTGGCGACCGCTAGGACGTCTCCTACCTTGTATCCTGTTCCTGCGGCTGTGACACCGACTGTTGAGATGGCGCCGGTCTGGATGGGGATAATGATCAGCTGGCCGTATCCGTTTAAAATGTTAGGTGATTGCGCGAAGATGTTCAGGGCTTGCAGATAGGTCTCTGTCGTGGTACCGAAGTCTGTGCCGACCTGTGCCGCGGTGTTATAAATGCGGTATAGGTCCGTGTTGGGGTTGCTTAAAAATGAATCGGTCGTAAACAGGCCGATGTTGTTCACATTATAATTTGGAATGCCAGCAGAGGCAAAATTCACCGCCACGTTGATGACTGAACTGATTGGGATTATTCCAGGATTTGCGCCCATGACTTTTCTCCTTTATGGCAGTGTTGCCGGGTTAAATGTTGCCGTCAAATCTGGCTGTCCGTCATTGACGATGACTTGTGTTTCAAAACCATTAAAGTATGGCTGTGTCTTAATTCTCTGATATGCCGCCAGGACGTTTAGCGTCCAATCGAAACGGTAGATCATTGATCCACCTTCTAATTCTGACAGGTCCTGGGCCTGCATGATGCGTGCTATCTTAAATGTCAATGCTTCCTGTTGCTGCTGGGAGTAGATCGATGCCAGCGCCATTGGGATGGCTTCTTTGTATTGAAGCGCTTTTAAATCCTTGGACATGATCGTGATTCCGACGATGTCCTGGCTTAGCAGGTCTTGCTCCTCGTTTAAATTACCGCTGTTATCAATGAACGACAAATTTTGATTCGAGTATACTCGGCTGCCTAAATGCTTGATAAATATCCACGGCTCTGTTGTGGGCTCTAGGACGTATTCTTGGTTATAAATAAATATCCGTGATGGTGGCATTAAGAATGCTAATTCCTCCACGAGTATTCCAAGAATGACCTGCACCGTTGTTTGCTTACCTAGGATCATTGCCAGTCTCCACCTTCGAAGTCGAGCACTGCGTGAAATTCATAGAATCCGTTGCGTGAGTAATCAAACTTTGCCATGACCTTGTATAAAATCCCTCGGATCCGGATCCTGTCGTTGTTCTTCAGGTCCACATTGGTCCCGGTGTGTATCTGGTACCATTGCCAGCTGCGTTCTCCTTCTGGCTTTACGGTCAGCGCCCGGCTGGATAAAGGCTGGATGCTGGCCAGGGTCTTGATCACGATCGGCACCTTCTGTGCTAGGCCGTTTACGTTGGTGACTTGTAATTTCTCAAAGATCAATGGTGACAATAAACGCATCACCGCATTGCTGTTATCTGGCATGCTGGGGAGGTCACATAACCTCATTTTATTCGCGTTCTGTAACGGCGCTATGCTCACCCACCCACCACCTTTGATGTTATTGACTTCCTTAGTTGCCCGCTGTCTATCAAAATTGCGCTGGATCCTTTTAAGGCGATCGTCTTGGGGCTTAGCTTGTCCCAGCCTGGTCCGGAGTCCTTAAATGCGTCTTGGACCACTGCCTCTGCTGCTATGCCCAGGACCGCATAGGCCCGGTGCACATCAGCCTGCTCAATGGCTTTGTTGATCTTGCTGGCCGCTTCATTGAGCTTGTCTTTAAGGTAGAGCATTAAAGGCACGCGTAAAAAAGAGCGGGGAGGTATATGCAGCGCATAGCTCCCAAATTCATTGATGTATCCGATCTGAGCGTTCGTCAAATTCGCCAGGGTTTCATGTGCTGTGACTTTGGACTTTCCGCTCGATGCTCTGGATATCGTGGCCCTTGAGTTTCGGTCTCCAAGGATTCCAACTTGCGTCTTAAAATGTCTTCCTAATGCCGCCTCGAGCACTTCTAGCTTGGTGGTGTCAATATTAACAGTCATGCTCATGCTTTGATTTGAGCTGGACTTGTTTAATATTTTCAACACTTTCATGCTGATGTCGTTTGTCCCCAAGCGACCGCTGCTGCTCCCACAGTATAGGGATAGGCCATCTCGAGGTACTTACGTCCATAGGCCGTGCTTAATAAGGCTGAGAATAAAGGATTATTTTTAAATTCGTCTGCTATCTGGTTGGACATGCTGACGCTGCCAACACCGATGCTTTCCTGGGCGAACTGCGCCTGGGCGGCTATTCCTTTGGCTGCATTTTGCAGGTTTAAGGCTAGGTAATGCGCCCACAGGTAAAAAAACAAAAGGTCTGCATTGTTCCCAAAGATACCGGGATTAAATGCAATGGCCGCCTCGTTGGAGGCGTTGGTCAAGTCTTGGCCTGTGACGTAGTCTAGGTTGTTTGGATCCGTGGCTGGCGCATAGGGGAAGTCCCGGAAGAACTGCGCCTGGAATGCAGCGTTGCTTGGTGGTACCCATTGGCCGTTGACTATAGGCATTTACGCCTCACTCGATTATTAAAATCTCGGCCGGATATAATTTGGCCATCTGCTCACCGTATTCACGTTTGACCGTGCATCTCTCGCCTGCCCGGATGGTTGTGATCTTGCGGCTCTGGGAGGTCTCTCCGGTTACGCCGCCTGTGATCACATTCTCAGGGTCTGTCTGATATGCACGTTTTCCTTGATTCCAAATGGAAACGTTTGGTGATTTTACAGGCTGGGCGACTCTTTTGCTTGCAGCCTTTTTTACAGTTTTCTTAGTAGCCATGATTTTCTCCTTTTGAGTTGTTTGTTATTGGCTTTAACTTCTATTATGTGTTCAGGTCAAGGTACAGCATTTCGAGCGGCTTTAAGACCGTCGGTCCGCAGTACTGGCCGTATGCTACGTCTTGGAAGTTGAAGTTGTTATACGTGCCCTGTGCGGTCACGGTATAATCCAACGGCAGCTCCATGAAGACGGTGTCAATGTCACGACGATACAATAAATACCTGTGATGCCCGATCGGGTTTGTCATACCACCGTTGGTCACGGCGCTTGTTCCGATGGCGTATGCGCTTGGCAAGATCTTAAAATTGCCACCAGGGACGATCTGGTTAAATGCTTGCTGCAGGTAGCTCAACATGCTGATGTTGGGATACGTGGCGCTTACCGGTGTTGCCAGGCCTGCATAATCATCTTGTGGGACGAGCAAGGTATTTGGGAACACGGTCTGGGCGCAATTGGTTAAAAACGTCCCTATGACTGTGGCGACGAATGTTGCAAAGTTCGCGGCGCTTAAGGTGCTGATTTGGGCTGTCAACACGGAGGTGTTGATGTTGACGTTTGGCTGGGTCAACAATCCAGGGAAGCTGGTTTGGTTATCAGTGTCACCTAAGAAGGCGATTTGCTGAATACCCAAATCCCAGATTTTCTTCCGGGCGCGTTGCTTGGCTTCGATGATGTCCCATGACCCTGTGAAGGCGGCCTGGTTGATATCGAAGATGGTGTAATCCACACCCATGGACCAATTCTGGATCAAGGTCGTTACAGGTGCCAAGGCGGCATCTGCAGCGTTGACGCGGGCGTTTGCACGTCCGGTGTCCATCTTGCCTTGCTGGAAGGTGGCTCCCACTTTATAGGTGGTGTTGGTGATGATCTGTTGACCGAAGGATCCTTCACCGGGGATCACATCGAGGTATTCCGCTGGGGATACCTCATAGAAGGTTTGCTCTACCATCCGTGATCTGATGTAGGTCAAACGATCTAGGGTGTATTGGTATGCTAAAGCGTTGGGGTTAACGTCGCCAGCTGCGTTCAGGAGCTCGAGGCCGCGGAAATTCTTGCGGTTATACTTTTGCTGCATGAGAGCCGCGAACTGGTCGTGATTCATTTTTGCGTAGGGATGTGTCAACATATTTGATTCCTCCTGAGAGTGTTTTAAAAGTTTTTTAAATTATCAGCGAACCCTAACCCTAACGATTTGACCAGCGGCTGATGCGACATCAATGGCTTCTGCCACGAAATTGTTGCTTGTGGTGGAGAAGACACTTCCTAATTGACCAGCGACGGTGCCAGGGACATAGTTCAATAATGCACCGCGGTTAAATGATCCACCCGCTTGCACGGTGATGATGCTTCCGGCCAATGCGATCTCAACGTCGTTATAAGGCTTGTATTGATTGGCCTTGGAGTTGAAGATGATAACACCATCGCAGACGGCACCAGATACGATTTGCTGCACGCGAATCACTTGTGCCACTTCTGTTGGATGGTAGGAAACGAAATCACCAGCCTGTAAATACCCAGCAGCCGGAGCTGATGTGCTGACAATCTGCGCAGAGATCGTGTTGGGGTTGACATCCATCACTTGCCCAGCGATTTGAGTCATACCATACTGTGTTAAATTAAGAGCCATTGTATTATCCTCCCTTTAAAAAGTTAATTATCTAGCTGCTATGTTTTTGCTGATCCGGTCTTTCCATCCGTTGGCTCTCTCGGTTCTTGTCAAACCAAAGCGGCCAGAGGCTGATTGATCTTCTTGAGCGATATCCTTGCTATTTTCAGCTTCCTGTAATTGCAGGAAGAATTCTTGACCTGCAGGGTCCTTCTTGGAGTTTTCTTTGGAGCGCTTGGCTTCTTCTTTCGCGGCGCCTTCTGGCTTGTCTTTCTTGTCCTTCTCGCCTTCAGCGTTTTTTTCCTGTTCGTCTTTCTTTTCGTTTTTCTTCTTGTCTTCGACGCCTTCTTCTTTGACTTTATCCTTGGCAGACTTCTCATCGTCAGCGGCCTTCTCGTTCATCTTCATATAGGCGTTCTTCATCTCACCGATGGACACCTTGGTTCCTGCGATGTCGACAATGTCGTCATCTTTGGCTTGATATAATTCCTTCTTATCCATGTCGCCTTTTTCGTTATAAACCTTTAGCAAGTCCTCCATGCTGACTTGTTTTCCGTTGATTAAAACAAAAGCGGAAACTTCCTTCTGTTCGCCTTCTTTATTTTTTTGGAATAATTTGAACATTTTCTGTTCCTCCTTGTTTGATATATTGTGCGCGGGGATCAGGTTCCCTTTGCTGTTTACCATCATCAATGGCATTTCATCCAGTATTTTGGATTCTTCGTATCGAGGCTCTGTAACCAGTGCCAGATGAGTAAATGAAATTTTTGTAATCTCGCCATCAAACGGAATGTCCTGATATAGGCCTCCGTCTCCAACGTCAAGAACATTATACGCACAAGATACCGAGTATCCTTTGTTCTCGATGCAATTGATAGCTTCATCGTCGTCAACAATGAAATCCACATAATACCATCCGTCTTGGGCGTTGAAGTGAGCTCCGATGACGTTGCCTTTACGAAACTTCTCATAATTCGCCGGGGTGACTTCTGCATGATCGATGATAACGGGCTTGCCTGCAAATGTTGCCAGGCCTGCGTTGATCGTTTCATTTTTTAAAAGAGCGACTCCTGCATCTACATCTTTGTAGCTGACCAAACCTGCGGTCAAGAATTTTGCTGTCTTTATCTTAGGCCACTCGCGAGCATTCCTTAATTCCATTTTCGATCCTCTTTAAACGCATTGTTTCAATTCTTTTGGCGTTTCTTTTACTCACTACATCTGGATCAAACTTATAACCCTTCATTGTTCCTTCAGGATATTTTTCTTTTAATCCTTTCCTGCATGCTTCTATATTAGGAGGCACCTTACCAAACCAAATGTTTTTACTTCCCTTTTGACGTTCTGACATTTTTTGTTTTGATGCTTCAGAACGTTCTACACCTACATGCGCTTTAATCATGGCCTGACGCCATTTATTTGATGGCTCGCGTCCTGGCGTTCCAAACCCACCATCCATCAAGTTGTATATTTCATTGGGAAAGATCTTTTTATACGATGCTACATATTCTCGTTCTAAGTGATCCAGGTCATCTATACTTTCTGCTTCTTTTAAAATTTCGACCTTAAAATATTCTTTACCGTATTTTCTGATCGCATATTTTAAAAGTTTACCACTTCCTAAATATCGAGGATTGAAAGATCCTCTGTGCTGGCCGATGTAGATCTTGCCATTTTTTAGATTGGTAGTTTTGTATATGTATCCTGTCATAGAACGTAAAAAGCCCGAACTGTCGACGGTGTTACCGTCCTACAATTCGGGCTTCAATTTTTGATTATCCCAAATGTTTGACCCTACATCTATAAGGTACTACTGTTTGACCCTACATCTATAAGGTACTACTGTTTGGATCTTTATACAAATCTTTTTTTATTTATTTTGTTGCGAATACTTTCTCGCAGAAGGTCTGTATAAATGATGGCTTCTTATAACTAAACATAATCTGGACCACGGCCATCTCGCCTTGATAAAAGTTTAGCTGGATGTTGCCTACCTGCTTCTCGTCGCGCATGCGACGGGTGAGGTTTATCAGGGCTTGTTCTTCATCGTTGAGGTTTAAGGTCATATCGCTACCAGTTTATCTAGGTCTTTCAGGCCGTCTGCTCCAAATGTTCCGACGAGCTTTGATACAAATTCATTCGTGCCGTCGTCTTTAATGATGCCGTTTTGCAGCATCATCCGGGCGTCTGCGTTCATTAGATAGACGCGGTTCATTGGTGTAACCTCGCGGTGTGCCATCTTCAGGTCCATGTGGACGTATTGCTCGATGCCATTTTTGTCGCAGATGTCTGCAAAGTATGTATCGTCGGGGCAGAGTTCTTCTTTGGGGAAGAGGGGACGCTCGACCAATCTAAACGGGGCCACCTTGATTAGTGTCATGCCAAAGCCTATGAGGTCCGCTTTCTGGATGCCGGTGCCGCGGGCCTCGGTCAAATAATTTTCTTTATTCTCGTATGACTTTAAAATGTCTTTTGTTTTATCGACTTTGTTTAATGCGGCATAAACGTATGGAAAATATCTTGTTGCGTATAGGGCACCGATCACGTCCTTGTCGGCGTCGTATAGCCTGCTGAAATAATCGCCACCGATGCCCCAGACGTCGTCGTCCATTCTTAGGATGTAATCGAAATCGTAGGCGAAGGCTGTGTTGAACATTTTGTTAGCCGCCGAGAACCATGTGTCTTGATATATGAACATGAGCGCGTGCGTAAAGCCTCTTGATCGGATGTCGTTTAAAACGCCCAGGTAGGACTTTAACCATTTATTGGGATCTTGTTCAATGCCGCGGGTTGGAACGACTACTAAAATTTTTTTTGGTTCAGGATTGCTGGATTCCATGTTGGGTTTGTCCTTTCAGTTTTAATGACATTTCCATGCTGTCTGATATAACGGGGATGGCGACACAGCGACAGTTGAAGTCTTCCCCTGGGTTGGCCCGTCTCATTTTGTGTATGTCGACGACAGGCGGCTGATCAAATCTAAAGACCTTACCATTGAGCTCCCGGTGGCGGCGTCTGACGCGTTCATCGTGGCTTGTGGACCAGGTGTAATAATTGATTCCATTATCAGTATATCTAACTTCCCGATATTTGGAAACTAAAAGTGAAGTTTCTTGGCGCGCTAGAAATTTGGCCTTGCGGTATGTCACGCCGTTCTCGGCCTGGATGTCGTGGATCAGGTTCTCTGATCTAAATCCGGCGATCGTATTGTCCATGACCTTTGATCTTAAACGCAGGATTTCTTCGTCGTACCATTGCTTGATGTACTTCTCCAGGTTCTCTGCATACGCTGTCTTCAAGGCCTCCTGGTGGCCTGGGGCCATGCTTACCTCGAGGTTTGATGGTACTACCTTGCGGGTGGTATTCTCGAATTGTTTTTCTAGGTCGGTTAAGGTCTTGCCGAACGATAATTCTATTTTCATTTCCGGGAGTTCTCGGCCTTCTATTGACTTAAGGTAATCCTGGACTTTTTGTACTTTTTCGCGAGCGCGTGCAGAGCTTGCCGCAATTGCCGCTTGGATGTCTGGAGGTATTTTAGCAGGTTCGATCTGATATGCTTTGACGGTGCTGTTATACTTTGCACCCATGGCGCGAAGCTGCTTTGAGATGGCCGCGTTGAGCTTGCCTTTGAAATATTTGTTTTCTTCATAGGTGATTAGTCCTTGCGTTAATGCTTGGATGAGCGGTGTGGCCGGGGCGTTGGATGCCTGCTTGATCACCGGCTTGGCGTTTAGGATGTCAAACAGGGTGCGGAAGATGTTGTCATACAAAAAGGCATAGATCTCTTCTTGCAGAGCGATGTGGTAGGTGTTCTTATCGATGATGGGTTTTATTAACTTCATGATCCTCCCATTGGTCCTTTACTCCAATTAGACCAATCAGCGGGAGCATCTGGTCCTCCTTTTTTTACAGCATCATAAATCTTATTGGCTTGATTCTTATCTATATTTCCATATCTATCCATTATGTTTTTAACTATTTGATCCTTATTAGCGCCTCTTTTTATATCTTCCCATATATTATAATTTCCATATGAGTTTTTTACAGTCTTTGCCTTCCATCCATTCGCCCTGGCCTTGCGGTCATCCATACGAGTTTCTGATGGTAGTTTATTGTTATAACCATTTAGCCATCCCTTGTTTTTAGCCAATCGTTTTAATCCTGCGCTTAATTGGCTTTCATCACCTTCTACGGTATTGACAATGATTTCCAGGGCCTTCTCTGCAGAGGTGCCGTTGGCTGTCATGCGGTCAAATTCGCGCTGTTCGTAGGGGTCTAGGTCGACTGGGGCCTTAGCGTTGGATTTGCGCTGCTTATCGTGGTCCTCATAATCTTTTCTTGATTGATCAATGGCCACATTGGCGATGTCCTGTATTTTTTCTACTTTGGTGATGATATAAGGCGATCCACCAATCGGGTTCTTTACTGCTTGTCCTTCTTCCCACTTCACATCTGTATCTTCGGTATGCTCGATGCCTTCCAATGTCCCGCTGGTAAATTTACGAGTCACACGATATTTCTTGTTGCTTACTTTATTCCTATATAATTCTGCCTTCTCTTTACGATCGTTCATGGCTGTTATCCTTTCGGTGTTTCTTCTTTGGATTCTTTTGAACCGCTTCCTTCACCCTGCATGGCGCCCTGGCCTTCTTCCTGCAGCATGGCGCTCATTGGTGGTTCTGCGATACCTGTCTTGGCTGATTCTAGTTCCATCTCGAGCAGGCCTTCTTGCTTTAATAGTTGATTGGTCTCGACAACATTGGCCAGGCCGGTGGTGTAGTACCATTGGACGCGTGCGAACTTGCCGGCGTTGACCTCTTCTTCTTCTGTGGCTTTGAGCTTGCGCAGCGGCTTCCACTTGATGCTCCAGGCGTCTGGCTCAAATCCCCAAACTTTACGCATGACGATCGGGATTAGCTTCTCTAGGACTTCTTCTGCCTTCTCGCGCTGATCATCGACAATAGCGTTATAAACTTCGAGGTCATCTTCGCCACTGCTAAAGCCAGATGAAGCCAGTCCAAATATTTTAGACATCGGCATGCGTATCGCAGCAGCCATACCGATTCGTATCTGTTCAAGTATTTCAGGGAGGCCAGAAAATGAAACTTGTTTTTGCTCATAGTCGTCTTCTTTATCTAGGACCACAGCGTTTAAGAAGTTCTTCATTTGCTGGGCGATTTGGATCCGTCCTACTGTTTGATTGCGGGCGATCGCGTTTAGGACGTTGGCATTAAATTTGTTTATCTTCCATATGTCTACCTTAGCTTCATCGAGCAGTTCAAATACGACGTTGTTTTCTTTGAAGTAGCTGTTCATCTCGCGGATGACGCATTCAATGACCGACATGCCCCATCCCTGCAGGCGCTGTCTGACCAGGCTTGGCGCTTCTTCGCTGATGATTTTGCAGACGCGGCTTTGATGAATCTTTGGGATGTTGGCTCTGAATTCTTCGTTATCTAGGATTTCGTTTGAGTCCACACCGTATGAATAACCGGATCCTGGGAAGTATGCGAACGTGGCATTCGGGCTGTTGGGTACGCCTTGCCACATTAGTTCCCATCGGTCCGCGCTTATGAATTGCAGTTTGCTGTTTTCTTTAATCTTGTCCGGTTCAAATTCTTTTGTGAAGTCTTGCTCGCAGTTGATGATGATGCCGGCGCCACCAAAAAGGCGATCCCATCTCATGGCCGTGCGGGTCTTCTTAATTACCAATAACTTTTTCAATTCTTTGTGCAGAGCCTGGATGTCTTCCGGGTCTACTTCGTCGGTCTCAATGGTAATGCCACCCGCGAAGGCGTCGTTGATCGGCTGATCGACCAATGTGCGCATGGGGCCAAACAAAACATAGGCGTATGATAAAAGGATGCGCTGTAATGATATCAGGGTATAGGCGGTGTTGGTGAACCATTCGTATTGTGAGGATAGCGCGGCCGTTCCGTACATGCCGCCGTCAAATACGCCTGAAAGAGGATATGAGCCTGGTCCGTAGTTTTGATTCTGGTTCCAGCCTGCTGAGTTATCTAGCTCATCACCGACGAGTATTTTTGGTTTCGTTTTAGCCATTGGCACTTTCTTTCTTAGGTGATCTTAATGCCATAATAAGCGCGTTGATCTCTTGCGGTGTTGGGTTTACGCTACATGGCACTTGATTTTGAGCGATGCGCTGATGTATGGCATCTGGTGCTCGCAATTTATTATGTACTGAAATGTGTTTTATTACAATAGGAAGTTTAATTATTCTGCCAAGGTTGCGGTAGAGCTGTTCAATGAAAATATCCGCCCCCCATGTTGGGATGCGCTCTGGGAATACTCCTCCCAGGGCCTCTATGCCATCGCGTCCGATCAAAGGAAAGCAGCAATAATTCCCAAATTGTGTAAGTCTATACGGTCCTAGCATGTCTTCGATCCATCCATAAACGATGTTGTGCCCGGTCTTGATGTAGGCCTCTAGGGCCGCTTTGGCCTTGACGTCCCACTCTTGGGTTATGAATTCGGCGTCATCGTTGCAGGCTATGATCCATTTGCCTCTTGATTGTTTGTATAAATAGGTATAGTAATCGCGGGAGAAATTGAGCGATCGGGGAACGGTGAAAAACTTCACAAACGTATAGTCGTGTGTCCTGACGAATTCCTGCATGGCCTGGTCGTCGTCATCAATGGCCACCAGGACCTCTGTGCGGTTGATGTCCTTGGTATTGGTGCTGATCGATGCTAGGAGATTGGTCAGCAGGATGTGGTGATCTCTTGATGGGAATACAATGCTAAAATCAATTTGATTCATAGGTTTTTCCTTTTTTCAAAACGACACCGCACCAAGGGCAGCAGTCGATCGCCGGTCCTTCGTATACGACGTCTAGTGATTTTAAAATAATCATAATTATGTTGATCGACTTCATGGCCTCTTTCCATCCTGGACAATGAAAGTGCTGTTCCATCTTATTGCTCCTGGTCAATGAATTTCTGGTAGTATAGTTCTTCCTCAAAGATCAGACCTGTCCGGCCGATGTGCTTTAGGTATTGGATGATCATCTGGGCCGTTTCTTTTTTTGGCTCTATGCGCATCGCATCCCACATTTTAAACAATGTACCTTCTTTGGTCAAATCATTAACTAATTGATTACTCCGGTGGGTGCCGACGCATCCGACCTCTCTGTAACGGTACCAGTCTTCCAGCTTGATGTCGCCCATGTTCGTGTCTGTTAGAAAATGAGCGTTAGGCTCGCGCTTTAGGATGATCTCAAGGTATCTGGATATCTTCGGGTCTTCGTATGGACAGCGGGCCATCAGGGGTTCTACTTCCCATTGGAGCACTTGCCAGTGATGGTCAAACAATACCGAGGCCTCGTTCTCATTCTTCCTGGCCCTCGAAAATCCGTCATCCGCGGGGTCTATTGTGTTTAGAAATCTGTTAAAACCATAAAAGTATTTTACGTTGATCTTGTTCTGCACGAAGTCCATCCAGTATCTGATGGTCTCATTTGGCAGCTCACCCATGGATGCGGTGTTGATAAATAGATCGATGTTGTTCTCCAATAGCACGCTCTCGTTGCCGACCGGTATAAAAACAAATTCGCTATCCTGGTCGATCGTCTCGCCCTGGTTTATCCATTGGCATTTACGGTCCGGGAAGCGCTGCCGGGTGCCGACGTATGCCATGTACAATGACTCGGGGATGTCCACATCGATGTGGATGGCGTTCTTTAGGATGTGCTTGGCTATGTATGCCAGCTGGCCGTTGCCGCCGCCTAATTCCAGGATGATCTCGTGTTCCTTGCAGTGCTTCTTTACGTGATGGCAATAAAACAGCATTTTCATTAAATTCGGTGTGTTGGCCAGGTCCAGCTTCCAGGTGTCGACCACCACTTCTTCTGTGAAAAATGCATGCGTGTGCCAGTTTAGCATCAGATCAAATGTTTCTTGATCATGGATCCGGATGGCGTACATGTCGGTCTTGCGTAGCGCCTCGCTTACTTCTTCCGGTGTTTCGCAGGTGTTTATGATGCGCATTAATTCTTTATGGTTCTCGCTTTCGTCCTGCCAGATGTGGCTTTTTGCGTAGTCTGGGTGCTTGACGGTTAGGGTGTACAGGCTGCGGGCTTCTTCGATAATTGTCATGTTAGTCTCTCCACATTCCGGATGGTCCTTGGTTTATCGTTGTGATGTTATGATCGATAAATGGTTCGACGGGTCTTAGTCTTTTGTTGTCTACGATGTTTGACTTCATGACCCAGCAGCTCTCTAAAAATTGCCGGTCGTGCTCCAGGCCTGTGCTGAAAATGTAATGCTTGCCGTGGCATTCCTGGTGATGCATATAAACCACCGATTGCGGCACGCGTTTCACCCGGCCGCCGGCCTCGTTTACTCGCATGACCATGTCGTTGACGTGTTGGCCGCATATAAAATTTTTATCGTATCCACCGAGCTGGTGGTAAAATTCACGGTTCATAAATCCCAGCGGCGCCATCAAAGGGCTGTTAAGGTCACCAAAAAAGAAGCGGTGCTTGTCCCATGTGATCGCTTGATTCTCGATGCCGTAGTCTTCAATGCTGCGCTGGGATAAGATGGTCTTCTTGTCGTTAAATTCGCGCTGTGAAAATTCGTAAACGTTCCATATAATATCGAGCGCGTTGGGGCATTTGGACTGGGGATGATTGTAGTCGGCGTCATCGGCTGTGGGGCCTATCAGCTCGCCTGTGGCGTTCCTTATGGCGATCTCATACGCCTGGGCCGGCTTGACGTTGCTCCTTATGTATTTAAAATTGTCCGGCATCGTGTGGAGCGGTGGGTTTGGTCCGACAAAAATGACTTCATGGGAGACGGTGTTCTTGCTCAATGAGGCATAGAATCGGTCCCAGTATTTTGGTCTTGCTGCTGCCGCGCATAATGATATTTGATATTTCATTCAAGGTCGGCCTGTAGCTGTCTGATTTCGTCTGATAGGGCTGTGATCTCGTCATTGACGATGATGTCGGCCCGCAGGCGGTATTGCTGTGCCATCTCGTTTAGTTCTTCTCTACGTCTGATCTTCTCCTTTAAGGCGATCTGCAGGGCTATTGTTGTGGCTGGGGTCATGGCTGTAGGTGTCCTTCGCACCGGCTTTTTGGTTGTTTACAAACGTTGCATATGTTGTCTTCGTAAATCATGATGACGCGGCTGTCTCTGGGCGCTTGATAGTCGCAGTAGTGATTGTACTTACAAATGTACGTAATACTACCCAAGCATTTTGATTGGCAGTATCCGGCGAAGTTGCATGTTTTTTCCATATTAAATCCCTGGCATAACGTCGTAAATGCTGACGTTCCCTCTTACGTAGCTTTCGAGCGCGTAGCGCAGCGCGTCGATCGAGTGATTGTTCCTGTCTTCGGGGATAGGCAGGATTTCTTCTGTGTTTCTATCTTTCTTCCAACAATAATGACTGATGTCCCCGATTGTACCTCTACATCGAGGGTGAATGTATATCCGCTCAAATGAACGAAGGAACATGAGGCCATCTTCAACGGAACCTTTACCCTTCTCTGCTCCGTCGATGTTAAAGCCTTGCTGCTGGAGGTAGCTGATGGTATCAGGTCTGGCGCTATCTGCGGTGATGCTCCATCGATCTGTGCCTGGCACGATGCGAAAAAACGGCGCAAGCTCTGTGATTTCGATACCGACTGCATATGCCTCCCAGTCTACGTAAAGGCTCCGGTCACGAATAAAGCAGCGGACCAAACAAGTAGGGTCAACACTATACCCAAAATCAACACCATAAAAGAATCTTTCATTGTCGGTGGCGGTGAAGTCAGTAATCTCGAACTTGTTTTTAAAGATGAGAGCATCTGAGAAACCGCGCGGCTCGCCTTCCCAAATATGCAGGTAGCGATCGTAGTCGACTCGTTTGCAGTATTCCATTTCGCGCCGCAATACTTCCGGGAACCATGGGTTGTCATACCAGTTGACCTTTGCGTATAGCGTGCCTGGCGGCCTGTTTGCGGGCACGCTGAATGTTTGGTATGAGTATTGTTTTTCTTCTTCCGGGTTGTATGTCCATATGATCTCGCTGCCTGGTTTACGTATGGTTGGTATCAGTGTCTCTGCGCTGTATTTCGTTGTGCGTTGCGCTTCTTCGTTCCAGCAGATGTTTATCCCTTCCAGGGACTTGATCTCGCTTATGTTGTGATGCAATCCTTTAAAAAGGAAGTTGCTGCCGGTCCGCTTGCATTCGATCGTGTCTTGTTTGACCGTAAAAAATAAACCCAGGTTGAGCTCTTGTATCTTGTCGCATATCAGCTGATATACTGAGTCGCGTATGCTGTTTTGCATCTCGCGGGTGTTTAGGATCCGCTTCTTTGACTCATATGCCTTGAGCACTTCGTACTTGGCCACGCTGTGGCTCTTGGCGCTTCCACGGCCGCCATCCAGGACCTTGTTGCGTACTGGTGTGCCATCTGGCATGTGTGTGGTAAAGAGCACCGGCACGATTTTGGCCGGGAATTCTACGGAGAGGTCTGACATGACGCCTCCACTACCGTGGTGCGAGGTGCTTCTTCTTGCGTGTCTGATCGTGTTGGTTCTACATTAATGATCTTAATGTTGACCGGGGCCGCTCCTGGCAGTGCTGTTCCGTCTGGCCCTGATAGTTCGTGCTCTGTTTTATCACGCCATCCTGCGATGTTCTTCAATGTAAAAATGGCGAAGGTGGCGTTGAGCTTACCTGTGATGGATCCGTAGACGATTTGCGTCTCGATTTTGTCCTTATATATTAATAAGGCTTCCGAAAATTTTTCATTTTTGGCAAATTCTGCGATCCTTCCGCTGTGATACCCGCGCTTACCGCAGAAGTCTTTTAAAAAAGGTATGGTTGATTCGTTACAATATTTAAGCAGCGCCTCGGCCTCTGCCTCGATGAATTCTGGCGTGTATTTTGATGGTCCCTTTGGTCCGCGTTTATGCGGTCCTTCCAATAACAAGGCTTCGCTCATAGTTTGATCGCTTTCCCGCCTGACCATTCCTCCCAGCGTTCAATGATCACATCGATGTATCTGGGGTCTAGTTCCATTCCGTAACATATACGGTTTGTCTTCTCGCAGGCGATTAGGGTGCTTCCGCTCCCCAGAAATAAGTCTACCACCAAATCGCCGCGCTTGGAAGAGTTGATGATTGCTTTTGATATGAGGTCGATCGGCTTTTGGGTTGGGTGCTTGTATTGACTGTCGCGATTAAACTTCCATACCGTTGATTCTCCTGACTCGTCCTTTGCGATCATCTTCTTAAACATGGCGAGAAGTTCTTCATCGGACTTCTCTTGTTCCCAGACTATGTATTGCTTGCGGTCTCCAAAGAATTCTGACTTTGCGCCTTTTGGCTTGCAGTATAACATCGGTTCATGCTTCCATCGATAGTCGCCCCATCCCATGGTGGCCACGAGCTTGACCCAGATGATTTGGTTCTTGATCTCAAAGTTGGCCTGCTTGACGGCGTTCTCAAATTCTATGTGTGTCCGGAATGCGTAGCAGACATACATTGGCGCGTCTGGATTGATGAGGGTGGCGTAGTTCTTAAATATGGCGTTGAGGAATGTCGTGAAGGCCTCGCTGGTCATGTTGTCGTTTTCGATCGTGTTGGATGTTTCCTCACCGCGGCCGGAGTAGTTGATGTTGTATGGTGGATCTGTGAATATCAGATCTGCTTTGTTGGTTATCTTCATCAAGATATCCACATCGGCAGAGAGGGTGCTGTCCCCGCACATGATACGGTGCTGTCCCAGTTGATAAATGTCGCCGCGCTTTGCCTTTGGTTCTTTCGGCAGGTCCGGGGCTGCGTCGTCTTCGTTGGTCTTGCCTTTAAATATACGGTCCAGTTCTGCTGAGTTGAATCCCACGTCCTTGAGCATGTTCTCACCAAATACGGACAGAAGGTCAAAATCAAATTCGCCGGTGTTCTTGTTTAATCGAAGGTTTAATTCTTTTTCTTCTTCCAGGGTAAGCTCACGTGATGGGACGCGGACGTCGATGACTTCGTTCTGCTTGCCCATGGCAATCATGGCTTTTATTCTTTGGTGTCCACCAATGATGCGATTGTTGGTGTTTATGATCACCGGGTCTGCGACGTCAAATTTCTTTAATGATGTTTTTAAATTTTCTAGGCTGGATTCATCTATCTTGCGTGGATTGTAATCTGCTGGGATTAGATCACGGACAAATCTAAAATCTGATAACCACTTGATGGGTTTTTCCATAATTTATTTTTACCACCTTCTTGATATGTTGTACATATTTTTTTGATATTTCTTCTATACCTAAATTCCTGTTGTTGATCGTTTGAATTGTTGTCCTAGGCAGTATGCTCTGACATTGGCTCTCGCATAGCAGCATGGAAAATTCTTAAAATTCCACTCACCAATCGTACTTCACTAGGACAAATCTCTACCCTTCCTGTTGTGGGTGATGGGGTTAATCTTTAATAAAAAATATGTAACAAAATAGCCAAATAGCTATCATTATCACTCCCGTTAAAGCGCAAATGTCTTGACCACTTCTTGCCCACAGCGTATCCATTTGGCTTCTTACCAGTAGCATTAAATCCAGTTATATTAATATCTCCTATACCCTTACTCTCAAATAAAAACATTTCTTCCATCGCCTGTTGACTAAAATCGCAGTCCCAAGGCTCTGCGAATATTTTATAAATTTTACACATTTTTATGAATCGCTTAGTCATACAAATCTCGGCGCCGGATGCGGCAAAGTCCTTGAATCTATTGTTGTCCAGCAGGACAAATTAGTCTAAACGAATATCCCTTGCCGTTCTTTGATGAGCGTTCTTTTCCAATTCTTCAATGCGCTTTTCTAATCCACTGATTATGTCAACATGCTCAGTGTCCCTGACTAAGAACGTATTTATTCTACGCCGAGCTTCTTCAGGTGAATAATTCTCAATTATTTCTAAAACATACTCATAATTATCTTGTGGCATATTTATTTCCTTTCTAATCACGTTTCCTGTTGGATAGCGTTACTTATTCTTGGGTTCAATTGAGGCCACAAAATAAACATTCCGACCATCTTGGGTTTTATATGTTTTCCCATCAAAAGAAACTGTATCCAAAACTCCTCCAGTTCTATTTTCTAATTTGTGATTCAAAGAATATTGAATCCCACTGCATAAGAAAAGTAATCCAATCACTATATAAACAAATCCTACCCAAATATACCAAATCATTCTATCCCCTCCCCTCCAATCCTTCCCTGTTTAGTCAGGGATAGGGAGTCGAACCCTATCCACCATTCGGCATAGAAAGCCGATGGTATGCTACCGTTACACTAAACCCTGTTTATTGCCACCGCGTAGATTGTTATTTACAATGATTTTCCCAAAGCTGTTTCAAAATAGACTTATTCTCATTCCAGAATTTCAAAGAATCCTTACCAGACATTTTAATAATGGCGTCATTGTCAAACGCCCACCATTCTTCTATCTTGTGAAACTCACATCCTATTTTCATTTGCTGTTTGGTTATCATTACATTCCAAGTTAATCCTAAAACAAATAGAGGTTGTTTATCGAGTTTTTCCCCGCTCAGGCATGCCCCGATCAGGCATGCCCCGCTCAGGTATGCCCCGCTCAGGTATGCCCCTCTCAGGTATGCCCCTCTCAGGTCTGCCCCTCTCAGGTATGCCCCGCTCAGGTCTGCCCCGCTCAGGTCTGCCCCTCTCAGGTATGCCCCTCTCAGGTCTGCCCCGATCAGGTCTGCCCCGATCAGGTTTGCCCCTCTCAGGTCTGCCTTTTGACTTACTGCAAATTCAACGGCTAATTTTATACTGTCTTTGTCGCACTCAAATAGGACTGAACCTGAGATATAATTCTTGATCTGGATTATCATATGCTCTCTTTCTCTGTTGATTCTTTGGTGTTAAGTAAATGTGGGTGATGGGATTATTTAACTTCTGATTCGTCACAAATAATAATCCCTTTAATCAAAGAAATATCAATAACAAGATTGCCATTCTCAAAACAAGCCTCTTGAAAATCCTTGATATTATCTATTTTATTTTCAATTAGTATCGACCATTTTGGCATAACGCTCTCCGTTCCTTTAACTGTTGTGGGTGATGGGATTAATATTCTTCATCACATTGAAGCATCTTTTGTTCTGGTGTTTCTTCAGGATATTTTCTATAACCTAATTTTATAAGTCTTTTAGCAATACATTCAGCAGATTTATTAGGAACTCCTAACCAGTCCCCCGTAGGCCATGCTAAATCTCTGCGTAATTCTTCTAAAGAATCAAATTCTTCGTTATCCATAACGCTCTCCGTTCCTTTAACAATGCCGTTTAAGTAAAATGGTTTAAATGGCCCCGGTCTCTCCCAGGATGTCACGCACAAGTTTTTCGGTTGTCAGTTTATGGCGGTTCCTAGGACCCCATATATCCCGAGTCGTGGTACGTTTAGACTAACTCTCTCGTCCTTTATGGACAAATCTCTACCCTTCCTGTTGTGGGTGATGGGCTAAACTTTATAATCCCCAACTGGTGTTTTTAATTGATACAATTTAACTGCAAAGTTACAAGAACCACTGGCACAGAATAATTCTAAGTCCTCTGGTTTATCGCTTGGTTTTATCGTATAACCAAATACAATCTTTTGTTCTCCGCATCTTGGACATATTGGATTATTTCTTGTTTTGAGTTTAACGATTATAAATTTACCTATTTTCATACGCTCTCCATTCCTTTAACAATGCCGTTTAAGTAAACTCCAATTATCAGTGTTGCTCCTTACCATACGCCATTTCTAATCTTTCCGATCAAACTAAACTTGCG